GGTTTGGTTAGGAGTAAACATAATCTTGCCATCACCACCTTTATAAGGTTTACCTGGATGAAACAGGATATCTCCATATACATAACCACGGAATTCTGCAGGAGTTGCACGTTCAAACACAGGCCACAGTGCTGCCATATCACTGGCAAACTTTTCACGCCATTCCTCACCCTTACCACGACTCATGATAAACTGTTTGAGTTCTTCTGGGCTGGAGCTCTTGCCTTCCTCACGTCCCCAGTTGTTTTTGCCAACCATACGGAAGGTGCCGTCTTCTTCTCTACCCCAATAGACTGTGGGATTACCGTCCCATTTGATAGTAATACTAGTATCTGGACTGGCTAGATCTTTTAGAATTTGGATAGCTTTGACAGCTCCATTGGCTTCTGTAAACACTAGGTCTTCTAGGTGGTTAAACTCTCTGCCCACTTTCTTAGGAGCAGGTGCTGCTTCAGCTTCGGTTAGGAATTCAAATGCTCTCATTTTGTAATGTCTATCATTCTGCGCATCCAACCTATTGTTCCGGGTTGGTAGCTTTCAAAGGCTTCTTTCTTGGGGAGTTCGACACCTTGCTTGCCTAATGTTTCTCTTGCACCTGCAACTAGTTCTTCGTAGTTGGGCAGTTTTTTAATATAATTTAAGATTGCATCAACTGACTTAATGTCTTTGACTGTAGCTGTTTGTCCAAGCAACTGTTTGGCAATGTTATTCCAATCATTACCGTCTGGTAGCAGTTCGTCTGTGGTTGCGTTTAGTAGTCCATGCTTAGGGCTGTACTTAATACCACGAGCACGAGCGATTGAACTCAATACAATGTGGCGATGCTCGCCGCGATACTCGCCTTGGCCGCCAATCATGCTACCCTGTTGGAACTTAGGATTAGCTGAGAACATAAAGTCTGCTTGTACAAATCCATTAGCTGGATCACCTTTAATGGGAGTTTTCCAGTGTACATTATCTCCGCTTAATTTGACATTTTCTTTGCCAAATTGGCTGATCAATTTGTCAGCAAACTCTTTCTTGTTTACTTCGTTAGCATCAACTGATAGGTCTAGGTCGCCGGAACTATTACGTTCAAATGTGCCATCTGGATCTTCTTTGCGTCCAGTAGTACCTAACCATTTAACAGGCTTCTTGTCATCTAAATCTTTTTCTTTGGTAAAGTCTAGGCCTGTAATTTTTTCAATATACAGAATGGTTTCTTCTACATCGCCTGTGGCAATACGCTGTGTAAGTGCTTGTTTGTCGGGGCCTTTGAATACATTGCCCCCTTCGAATAGATTACTCGTTGTCATTGGATTCTTCTAATTTCTTTTTGGTCTTACGTGCTTCTGTAATTCTTCGCACACCGCGGGTAAATTTACTGGGATCCTGCCCTTTGATAGCATTAATAAGCCTGCGCTCTAGTTCGTCGGCACTCTCAGCATCATAATGCTTGTGTATGCTTTCCAACAGATTAATAGCAGAATTAATGATATTGGTGGCACGGCTTTCGATTAGCGAATCCGTATTGCGTACTTCGGCAATTTCATTAAGTTCCTGCAGAATTGATCTGGTACGAAGTTTCATAAATTATTTCCTATTGTGTATTTAACTCATTTTAAACAATAATAACATTGTACTGAAAAATGTGCGATTGCACAAGAGCGGACTAAATACTCAGTAGAAACACTGAGTCTACATAAACACACAGGAAAACACAATGAAATATATATCAGCAAAGATGCTGTCTATATTGGAAAGATTAGCAGAAATGTTTCCAGGTAGCAGCTATCAAAGCCGCTTAGACAGTTATCTAAGCACCAAAGGCATTACCGATGCCGCTCAGTTGGAAAACTATATCCGACAATTCAATTCTCAAAAGGAATCTTATCTATGAAAAAATTATTAAAAGTATTTTACGAAATTAGCCTGAGCATTGGCCAGGCAAGAGCTGCGGCTGCAATGGCTCGTGCAGGCATGCACAAAGAAGCTAGAGACATAATGTTGGCCAAATAACATTATTGCGCCGCAAGGCATATATACATACACACAGGAGGTCTTCTAGATGACTACAAAGTTTTCACACGTCAAGGGATCTGAAGTAGAGTTTAAGGGTGGCGGTCTTCGCGACTTTTTCCTTTACAAGGATCTTGGCGTAGCAGATGCAACACACGGGCGTGTACTTGCACACATTACCAAAGCTAACTTACCCCCAGAGAATTCGGGTGGCACAGGCTGGCATATTCACGTGGCTGAATTCCAAATCGTTTATATGTTAAAAGGTTGGGCTAAGTTCATGTATGAAGATAAAATACACTTAGTAGAAGCAGGCGACTGCGTACAGCAACGTCCCGGTATTGTACACTACCTATACGACTACAGTCCAGATATGGAATATCTTGAGATTATTACCCCTGCAGATTACGGCACAGAACCTGCAGAAGGTCCATGCGAAATACCAGCACCCGCAGCTTGGGAGTAAGTAATGACTTTAGTTTACATTCACGGAGCTAGTGCTACTAGTGAAAGTTTCAATTATATTAGAAGCAAGTTAGGTAATGGCACAGACATTAATTATGACAGTCGCAATGGATTTGAAAACAACCTAAATGAAATGATGGTACAACTGAAGCCTGTTAAAGATCTAGTGTTTATAGCACACAGCCTAGGCGGTATCTATAGTTTACATTTGGCCAACGCTATGCCCAATAATGTTAAAGGTGCTATTACCCTTAGCACTCCATACGGAGGAGCCGAAGTTGCAGACTATGCAAAATATTTCCTACCGTTCAGCAGACTAATGCGTGATATTGGCCCTAGTAGTTGGGTTATGAAACAGGCTCAATCCATCAAAATACAGCATCCTTGGACTAATATTGTAACCGTAAAGGGACAAAGTCCTTTTATGCATGAGCCCAATGATGGAGTAGTAACTATCAGCAGTCAAAAACATCATGCTGATATGGAATTAGTGGAAGTTGATTACAACCACTATGAAGTAGTGCTTAGTGATGAAGTAGTTGGACTTATTAAGGAACGAGTAAAAAAATTCAAGAAATAAGTTGCTTTTTTGTCTCTAGGCATATATAATAAACTAACAGCGAAAAAGAAGTAGTTGTTAGCAACAGACATTAACACACAGGAGATTATTATGTCAGAAATTTTTACAGCACCAAAGCTACCAGAAGTTAAATTCAATAAAAACGGTTATGAAATCCGTACAGATATCTTGGCTATGGCTAAGGATCTAGTTGCACAAGATTTTCATGTTAAATTTCAAGGTTGGGAGTTGACTGCCCAGCGTGATGAAAAAACAGGACAAATCGTTAGCAAAGTTGATATGCCCACATATCCAGGGCTAGAAAAAGTATTAGAAGCAGCAGAAAAAATGTATGCTTTTGTAAATACAGGTGCAAAGAAGTAATATTATACCCGCATAGCGGAAATATAGTTAGTACTAAGTGAAAAGGGCTCTTCGGAGCCCTTTTTCATTATGTGGTTCTAAGTTTAGCAAGTCTTAAGAATCGCAAGATACAGATATACATCCAGCCTATATCAAACTCCCACCAGCGTTGACTAAACTTGGCATTGGCTCCATCTGCATGATGTCCGTTATGTAGTTCTTCACCGCCAATCCAGAACGCTATAGGCCATAGGTTGCGACTGGTATCTTTAGTTTCAACATTGCGATATCCCCACCAGTGGCTGAGTCCGTTGATAACTCCAGCTGCCCAAAAAGGGATCCACAGCATCTGAATACCCCACACTACTAAACCCATAGGGCCAAAAAGAACAAGGTCTATGACCAACATAAGAAGAATCCCTAAGCGGCTGTGTGGGGTATAAAGTTTACGCTCAATCCAGTCATCGGGTGTGCCTGTGCTTAACTGATTGACCATTGCAGTATCTTTGCTGGCTTTGTGATAGAGGAATGCTCCGCCAAACAGCACACGCCAAATGCCGTAGATCTGTGGGCTGTGGGGATCTCCTTCTTGATCCGATTTTTGGTGATGCTTGCGATGGATAGCTACCCACTGTTTGGTCACCATACCAGTTGATAACCATAGCCAAAAACGCATTAGATGTGCTAGGATTGGGTGAAATACTACTGCTCTGTGTGCTTGACTTCTATGTAGATATAGGGTCACACAGGCTATGGTAATTTGAACCATTACCAAGGTTGCGATTATTGTGTTCATATTTTACTTATCCACTTGACACGCTTCCAAAATAATGCTATAATATAGTATGAAACAAAAACTTATACTTACAGACGCAGACGGAGTTCTACTAGATTGGGAATGGGCATTCTCAGTTTGGATGCAAGAACGTGGTTATACACTTACCGCAGATAATAAGAAAAGCTATTATCTACATCATCATTATAATGAGCTAGAAGAAAAAGACTCAAAGAAAGTTGTAAAGACTTTCAACGAATCAGCAGCCATTGGCTTTCTTCCAGCACTTCGTGATGCAGCCCATTATGTTAAAAGATTGCATGAAGAACACGGCTACGAATTCCGTGTTATCACAAGTTTGAGTTTGGACAAAAATGCACAAAAACTGCGAGAAATGAATCTACGCAAGTTGTTTGGCAATGCCATTGAAAGTGTTATTTGTCTAGATACCGGCGCAGACAAGGATGAGGCATTGGCTCCTTATCAAGGTAGTGGCTTGTGGTGGATTGAAGACAAACCTGCAAATGCTGATGTTGGATACAGCCTAGGACTTAAATCTATTTTAGTTGAACACGGGCACAACATGCATCATCTTTGCAATTATCCTATCGCAAAGAATTGGCGAGAAATTTACAAGCTAATTACAGAAGAATAAATACTTGCGGGGAGTAACTAACCAACAGGTGTTGGTTCTATACGTCGTCAACACGATATAACTATATCCGGCGTATAGACAAAGCAGTGAGACCATAACTTTTCAAGGAAGATTATGGAACTCTTTACGCTCCAAGCCCTATGGGCATTTCTCGCTATCATTCTGATAGACATTGTATTGGCCGGTGATAACGCTCTA